GTCGATAGTCTCGTTATGCACCGCCTCACGTCCAAGAAGACGATACAAGAGGTTTTGTTGGAAGCACTGAAACGGAGAACGAAATGAGCAAGAGCTTTATATGCAGTTTCTGCGACGTCGAGTATGATACGCTGACGAAGACGATGGACTGCTTCCAGTCGCATGCGACACCCAAGATGCCAGAGCCGAAGGCCGCCGAGCTGCTGGGCCGCGCTGCGGCGCACATGCACGACCGATCTGCGACCTACGACGAGCCAGAGGGCGAACGGTCGATGGGCAAGATCGTGACGGCCTTCAATGCCATCACAGGCCGCGACCTGACCGAGAGCGAAGGCTGGATGTTCATGCAGCAGGTCAAGCTTGTTCGCCTGTTCACGCGCAGCGAGTATCACGCCGATAGTGCCGAGGATAACATAGCCTATGCCGCGCTGCTGGCCGAAGCCAAAGGAGAGGGGCGTTGACACACGAGGTCAGACGGAAACTAGAACAGGACATGTGCGTTGACGCGGATGCGTGGGCAAAAGCGTTTATGGCGGTGAAGGACGAGGCCGATCTACACGAGATCAGCCTCTGGTTCTCTTCATGCCTATCAACAGCATTTATTTGTGGACAGCAAAAGCCTCATCACGCTTCTTTACAGCGAAGCCCCCATCCGAGAAATAACGGAACCGCCGGTAGTCCCCAGCCTTCGTTGGCTGGAGCCTGAAGTCGCTATCTTTGCTGTAGTTCTTGTGTCCGGTCAGACCGTGGGCGGTGTCGATAACCCGCATCTGGTCGACGTTCAGCCTCGGGATGTTTTCAAGGCCGGGGAACATATTCTCATGCGGCTCAAGGCGCTGGCGGATGCGATCCCAGATGTTCCACTGGTTGCCGAACAGGTGCAGGCCTGAACCGGCCATCGCCTCTTCGTTTGCGTTAACGACGTCCTTGTAGGTCTGCCCCATTAGTTCCGCTTTTTGCGGTTCAGAGATCCAGTCAACATCGGCAAGATAGTCGGGGACGGCGGGGTTCACCTCACCAGACTTCATGCGGAACTTCGGAGAAGGCGAGTTGCCAACTTCCGCCAGAAGAAGCTCTTGCACCAGACCTTTGTTCAAATCAGCAAAGTTCGTGGGTGCCTCTTTCCCTTCTTTGGCAGCACGGGTCGCCGCAAGGTTCAAGGCGCGTTTTTCAAAGGCATCTCGCTTGGCTGGATCAGCCAAGATTGTGTCCATGTACCTGTTTGCCATGTGGCGGTCGATAGCCGACACCCCAGCATTTGGCTGCCACGCAACGCCAAAAGATCCAGTCTTGTTCGACAAGCCCGGCACCTGCGTTGCTATGCGCTCCACCAGTGCGGGCCATGCTTCGTCCGCACCACGGTGGAAGAAGGAGGGGTCGCGACGGAACAGATCTAAAAAGTCGGTATAACCGGAATAGTCGACGCTGCCGCGTGCGCCTATCCCGCCCTTTGAGGCAGCACCCAAGCCCAACCGATTGGCAAGATCTTCGCTAAAAGCTTCTCGCTGATCTTTCGTGACCGCGTCGGAAAGCTCCCACGGCCTGCTATTTATGATGCGATCCAAATCTTCCATCGAGTTCATACGAAGGCGCGATGTCGCGAGTTGGTTTGGTGTCAGCGGGTTGTTTGGTGAGGTGTAGCCAAAGGTCAGGCCCGAAAGCACCTTGGCGTCCGAGAGACCTTCAGGCTCGTCCATTGACAGCATCAGCTTACGCTGGATGCCACGGTGCAGTTCAGGATCAATCCGCGATGGATCGATGCCCGAAGCTTTCATCTTCGCCATGTCTTCATAGGTGAACCTGCCTTCGAGGCCGCCCGGTATGTCGAAGCGTTCACCACCGCCTGCCTCATAAGGAAAGGAGACAGGCTCGTTCAGTGGCCCAAGATTTGGCACGCCCAGCGTATCGCCGAGATCAGCCATCTGGGTGCTAGTCAGTTCCCAAGGCTGCATGCCCTTATAGGTCATCGGGACGTTCTGGCTGGCATCAAACGAACCAGAAACGCTGGACGGTAGCGCGGGCGCTGTTTCGGGTAGAGGTGTCCTTGTTTGGGCGAGGGGGCGTTCTTTTGTGCTTGGGCCAGAACGCGGCTCGGCAAAACGCTGGATGGCCCGCGAAGGTTTCTTCTCTTCGACACCGGCGATTATTGTGGTCGCCTTCGGCGTTACAGTTAGGTCCGAGGGTGCCGCCTTCGTAGCACCTTTCACCGCGTCTTTTATAGCCGTCTTTTCTGCGGTTTTCACTGCGTTGCGCAGTGTAACACCTGCGGGCCGTCCGAGGATAGGCACGGCGGCCATTACAGCAGTGCCCGCCAGTGCTTCCATCTTTTCTGCCTCGGCATAGCGGCCCTGCTCACGGAGCTTTTGCGCCATTGCGCGCGCATCACCAAAGTCACGGATAGCCGCAAGCGGAGAGAATATCGCGTCTTCGATAAACGCGTTCGGATCTTCCACCGCCGCATCGTAAGTGGACGTGGCAATATTTTTGACGTCACGAACAACGCTCGAAGGCGTAGAGGTTTTGGCGTATTTCACGACGCGGCTCGGTATCGACGCAATCCCGCTGCCGAGCTTTCCTGCGTTGGATGTCGCGGCTTCATTGGCGCGGCGGCGTTCCACCTTCATCGCATCGATACGACGTTGGCGGGCCCTTTCGGCATTCTTTTTGCGGGATGAAACGCTACCAGTCATTAACCTAAACCCTTCGAGCTATAATCCTGTGCCATTAGAACATGCTCGGTGCCATGACGATGCCGCCGCGCGCAAATCCGGGCTGCTCTTCTTCAACGGGCTGTTCGTTGTCTTCGCCTGTATACATCTTCAAAAGCTCGGTCAGATCCGTTCTGCCCTCCCCCGGAAGGCCAACGCGGTACTGCTCAAGCGACAGCGGCGCGCGCTCCACCAAGGCAGCCTGCGGTATGGCCGTTGCGGCGTAGCGCGCCATCAGGGCGTTCTTGCGCTCTTCAGGAGTGACCGTCGTGAGGGTGAACGGGTCTTGCTGGCTCTGGATGATAGGCTGCATGCCGAAGACGGCGCGCTTCACGCCCGGCGTATACTCCTGCACCAGATTGACTGCCTTCGGGATGTACTGATCCGCGCCAATCATGCGGCCCGCTGCGCCAATACCGCGCTCTGCTGCGCCGTACTTTTCGCCCAGCTCATAGGCCTTCATGCCAAGGCCGCGAGGCGATAGCGTGGAGGCGAGAAGAAGCTCAGGAGAACCCGCAGCAGCACCCCCAGTCGTCATCATGCTTGGTGCCATGCCACGGGGTTCAGTGCTCGACAGGTTGCGTCCTGCCAGCATGTCCCCAAGACCCTTGCCGCTCTTCGTACTCTCAAGTAATTGGATAACCGAGTTGCCACGCGGGCCTTTACCGGACTGCGCACGCATGAGCTTCGAGAGGGTGGTATCTGCACTCTTTGCACCTGCACCAATCGATGCCTTCACGTCGGCGAGGGTATCACTCGCTAGACGATAGTCGCCCATAACCTTGGAGTATATGGGAGCTTTTGCGGTGATGGTGGCGTTGATCGACTTTGCGACATCATTCGCGACCTTGAACTCAGGCGTACCGACTTGGTAGCGGCTGCCGATTTCCTTAATCGCGCGCTTCATCGCATCAAAGTCTTCGATGCTGTTCAGACCCTTGTCGAAGAACTCCATGTACTTCGCGTCGATTTCGTCCCACACGCCGCCAGCACCAGAAATGTCGATGCCTTTATGCCGCCCAACATTGCGGACGCCTTCAATAGCCTGTTCGACATCGTCAAAGGACAAGATTTCTGGATTTTGCTTTAGCTTCTTCATGCGGCGCGTATAATCACGGCTGCGGTTCAGATAGAGTTCGCTAAGGGCTGCGTCGGCCTTAGCCAAGGGATCGAGAACGTCGCCCGTTTCCGTTGCTTGCTCAACAAACTCCTGAGATCCGCGCTTGCCAGCACTGAAGGCCTGCTTGACGTCAGCGCCCGTCGCACCAACCATGCGAGCAGGGGCGTTCACAGCGAGCTGTTCCGCCACATTGCCAAGGGCCTTTGCGCCAAGTTTGGTTGTGCCAACCGCCAAGCGTGTTGGGTCCAGCTTACTCGCACCAGTGGCGAAGCCTTCAGCGACACTGGCGAAACCTTCAGCGGCTTTGGCCGCGTTCGATAGTGCGCCGATCTTCCCGACCTTGGACGCAAGGCCCGCAGTCTTCGCAAGGATCGTAGCACCGCCTGTTGCGAGGCCCGCGATGTCAGCGGCGATAGACGCTGGGTCTGTCATGAGGGCCTGTTTGAAGCCCTCAATGCTCCCGTAACGATCCATGTAGTATTTCTTCAGGGCCTCATACTGGGTGTCGTCTGTGAGGCCAGTCGCGCCGCCAACGACCTTCACAAGGCTCTCAACCGTGTCAGGCAGATCGACAGTCAGGGCCTTGGCCGTATCGTATGCAAGCTCAAAGGTGCTCGGGATAAAGTTCAACGCCGCGCCGCCGAGCACTTCGCCCCAGCCAAGTTCGGTCTTGCCCCCAGCATTGGCTTGAACGCCGAGCATCTTCTGCGCGTCCTTGTCGGCCTGCTCATAGCTAAAGTCCGAAAGACCTGCGCCCTCACTGGTCTGCAAGTTCATGCCGGTGTCGAGAGCATTCTTTACAAAGTTCTCGTCTGGTTCGCGGCCAGTGGCGTTGTAGTATGCGCTGCCCATAAGTGCGGCAAAGTCCGTCGGGTCGAAGGTGCCATCCTTCTTGGTCTTCGCAACATACGCCTGAAGCGCCTTCACATCTTCAGGGACGAAGCGGTAGGACTTGATGTCCGAGCCAAAGGTCTGGATTTCTTCTGGCCCGAGGGCCTCGGCCAAAGCTTCGGGGGAGATGCCGAGGCGGTTGGCGACTGTCAGTCGGTTCCTGATGACCGTGCCCATGCCGTCCTGAAAGACTTCGTCGCTCGCCGCAGGGTCAATCGCGTCCTCAGTACTGTAGAGCAACTGAAGTTCACGATCCGACACGGCACCCAGTGCCGCGCCCGTTGGACTTTTGGCGCGCATGTCTTGCAGTTTGGTAAAGGCCGTGTTCGCCTGAATGGGTTTGAGAAGCGCAAGGACGCTGTTTGCCGGAGAGCCGGAGAATATAGACGCTGACGTGATACCCTGCCCGAGGCCGCTTGCGCCGAACATGTCACGGCTAAGCTTGCGTGCCTTAACAGCGTTCCTGATTTCTGTCAGAACAAGGTTCTGCGCCTCGGTCAGCGCGTCGCCGACCGGACGGTTGCGCATGAGCGCCTTTGCCTTTTCCAACGCCATGCGAGCGGCTTCAGTCTTAATCTGCGCCAGCTCGGCGTCAGACTGAGCTTTGCTCGCCTTGGCAGGAAGCAGCGTCCGCGTCTGTTCGGCAGAAGCTGCCGAGGATGCGGCCCCCGCTTGCTTCTGCCCAATCCCCGCTTCGATTTCCCTTTCTTTCACGGGGGAACCGGGCTGCACAACGATGCTGCGCGAGGGGGAGCCTTGACCTCCTGCCTCCTCGTAGCTTTCCCACCAATCTTTCTTTTGAGCCATAGCTTTTACCTTCCGGGGATCGGGCGTGGTGTCTGGTTCGGGTCGTCCACCGCGATGAAGTATCTGATTTCAGGCGGCAGCCTGATCATGTCGGCTTGGTTGCGGATGTACCGCGTGTTCTCAAGCGTCGGGCCGTTCCCCGCTGCGGTACCCTGTTGCCCATTCGGGAAAACAGGCGTGATAGTGACCTTGCCCGACACAGGATCTTCAGTGCGGATATACTGCGGCTTGTTCGCGGCTGCGCGCGCTTTGATGACGGCCAGACGGTTCTTGAGCGCCTCGCCTTCCGCGCCCAACTCGCCCGTCTGATACTGCTGCTGAAGCTTCATGAGAGCCTCGGCGCGCTGCTCTTCAGCGGTGCGCTGCGCTTTGGCAATCTGGCCGAAGACAGGGCTGATGTTCGCCAGTGTGCCCTTAAAGCCGGGCATGCTGGTTGGGCTCAGAAAGGCCTGAGACATTGCGAAGAGCTGCTCGGACAGGCTAGGTCCGCGATAGTTCTTCTCGATGTAGGCCTTTGCGTCATTGAACTGCTTCAACCGTTGGTCCTGTGCCTTCTTCATGAAGGCAAGTTGGTCTTGTTCCCAGTCGGTGTAGGTATCAGACTTGGGGCCCGCAACGGCAAGGCTCGATCCCTCTTCGCCTGTGTTGTCTGCGGCGTCCTCATCTGCAACAGCAAAATCTGCCTCGGGGTCCATATCGTCTTCTCCACCGGCGCTCATACCAGAAACGGGCCTAAATTCAACTTCGTTCGGGCGGACCGCAAGGTCGTACTTGCGCATGAACTGGTCAGCCGCCTCTTGGCCTTCTTGCGCAACCAAGTCATCATAGTTCTGCTGGGTGATAAAAGTTTTATCCATTAGCCGAAGCCCAGCAACTTGCTGAGGGCGGAGCCTTCCTTAGCGCCAGCCAGTACACCGCCAAGGCCCGACAGAGCGCCTGCGATTGTCGCCGCAGTCGTTGGCGTGCCCTTATAGTCCACGCCGCTAGGAACGATGCCCTCGTCAATCGTCGCGCCGGGTGCTGCGCCCGCCAGACCACGGAACGTGCCGAGGGCCTTGTCAATCTGCTCTTGCGGGTAGCCCTGCTGCTTGAGGAAGTCGCTGTAGGCGACGTCAAGGTTCTTCTGGTTGAGAGCCTGCTGCTCTGCGCCGACGCCCGTGACAGCCTGCGCGCCCTTGAGGCCGAGGGCCTGTTCGGATGCGGCGAGACCGCCGAGCTGCTCTCCGCCTGAAAGGAGGCGTGTGAGGTCGGAAGTTTGCAGGCCGCCGACGATCTGGCCGAGTTGGCCCATGCGCGCCAGATCAGCCGCAGAGAGACCCGCAGCTTCAGTGAAGCCGCTGCGAAGGGCTTCTGTCTGCTTGCCGAGGATGTCGGAGCTGGTGTCGCGGAGAGCGCGTGCCGTGTCCGTCAGCATTCCTGATGGCGTTCCCGCACCCTCACGAGCGCCGAAGCCGAGTTGACCTGATTGGATGTAGCGGCCTTCGATAGCGGGAAGAAGGTTCTCGGTCAGGTTGCGTTGGCCCACTTCACCGATCCGCTTGACGACCTGCTCCGTGTATGGGTTCATGTACTGGCCGATGTTGGCGACTGTGCTTTGTCCTGCCTGCGTCACATATGGCTGCGCGGTGGGCAGAGCGCCGGGAGCGGCGAGGGCCGCTTTGGTCACGTCTGTGGCCGCCGTCAGACCGGGCTGGTACGCGCTGGCCGCCGTGTTGGTCATCCCGAAGCCCTGCTGCTGGCCCGGTGTAAACTCCGCAACGCGCGGCATCGGAGCCGTCTCGTATGGGCGGTTCTGGACAGCCTGCTGGTTCGACAAGAGCTGCATAGCGTAGTTGGTGTACCACTCGGGCAGCACCGTCTGGCTGGTCGTAGACTTGACCGCAGATCCTGCGGGGATTTGGCCGTTGTTCAAGAAGTCGCTGAGCGCCATTAGATACGTCCTCCTACCAGATAACGCTCTGGCCGTTTTGCATTTACACTGAACTTGCCCTTAGCAAGTTTTTGTCCCTTATGCTTGCGCAAATTAACGCGCAGCCGATCCAGAGCTTCGGCACCCGCCTTGCTCGATCCGTCGCCCAGCAGGGCCACGGTCTCCGCGTCCATCACATACTCGCCGTCGGACAGCACCGCAGGGATGTCGTCGCTGCGGCCAGTGCCGGGGCCGCTGACTGCAAATGCGTTACGCTTGGGCGAGCCGCCCCGTGCGAAGCGCATGTTGTCGACGTCGGGGGCGTACATCGCAGGGGCGCTAGGCTCGTTTGGAATAGGTGTGGTGATAGGCGCGCTGACAGGCGCAGAGCCGGGCTGCGACGCGTAGTTAAAGAAGCTCGCCTCGGGGCCGAAGCCGTACCGCGTCCAGTCACGAGGTTGGCCGTTTACTACGGCAAAGTCGGACTGTGGCCGAGCGGCGAAGTTGCCAGTCGCGCCGGGCATGTTCGGTGCAGGAAGCTTGGCTGAGAACAGCGGGTTGAGCGTCCCCGTGCCGCCGCCCGGATAGCGAACGCCCGAGGAGCCGCCCTTGCCGCCCTCAATCAGACCACCGATTAGGCCAACGCCTGTGCTGCCGAGGCGCAGATAGTCGGCGATGTCCGAAAGGGACAAGCCTTTAGTCGCCGCGTCGGAGTTCATGTACGTGTCTAGTTCCTCGTCCGTCATCTCCGCACGGTCGGGGGCGTCACCCATGCCGTTTGCCGCGTTGGCGGCTGCGGCTGCTGCGGCAGAGGTGACGAAGTCAGCGGGCAACAGGTTTGTCGGAGCTGTGACGACAATCGGGTTCTTTTCGGCTTCAATCTCTTCTGCTGTCTTTTCCGCAGGCGCAGGCTCTGCGGCGCTCAACGCGCCTGAAAGCATTGCGTTTACGGGGATAGGGACCGCCGCTGCGAACGGTGATCCCGATCCAGATACGAACCTGTTGCCGCTGACAACGATGCTGTCGTCCACTGGCGCGGGTTCCGCTACAGGGGTTGGTTCCGTTACAGGGGTTGGTTCCGACGGCAGAGGTTCGGGCAAAGCACCCTTCGGTAGAAACTCTGTGGCTATAGGGCCGAGGGTGTTGGCTAGTGCTCCGCCGTAATTTGGCGCAGCGGACGCCGCTCGGTTTGCGATTACGTTAATAGTGTCGTCTATTGGAGGCTGAAATGCCTCGGGCAGCGGCTGCTGCGCAAACTGCTCGGCTGGCGTTTTGTAGCCACTTAGCGCACGCGAGGCGGCGTTGCCTGCCTCCGATAGAGCCGCTTGGCCGAGTGCGCCGCCTGTGCCTTGGGCAAGCCGAGAAAGCGCGGTGACAACGATGTCATCGCTTAAACCTTGTGCGGCTCCCTGCGCCGCGCCTTGTGCTACGCCTTTGGTAGCATTGCTCAGGGCACCGCCAATCGCTTTATCAAGGCCCGTGCCGCTTACTAGGCCCGCAGTAGCGCCGCTGAGTAAGGCACCTTTAAGGATGTCGTCGCCCTTGAGCGCAGCGCCTAAGCCACCTGCGCCAGCGGCAGCGCCCATTTTTGCAAGAAGGCTAAGCTGGCCGAAGCCCGGTACGAAGCCTAATGCCAAAGGAGCCACCGTGCCGACTACGTCACCAATCTTGCCGAGAACGCTCTTGTTCTTCTTCTCATACGCAACGGTTGAGTAGTTACCGGACGGGTCGGCGGTTTGAATGCTGTAGTTCGCTTTGCGACCAAACTGGTTCGTCAAGCCCTGACCTAATTCAGTTGCCTTGCGCGCGGCGTCAAAGCCTGTGCCCTCGAACACGATCTGGTTGGTGCGATGGTCAACGAGGCGCACCGGCTGGTCAGCCCGCACCGCGAACGTGTTGCCGCCGGTTCGCGAGGTGGGGTTGCCTTTGTTAGACTTTGGTGCGCCGATGTATTGTAGGTTCGGATCGGCTTGGTATATGCCGCCCCCAGCGCCACCGCCGCCGAAGTTAGAACCGAAGTTCATCCCGTACAGGCTGTTCAGGCCGCTTAAATCCAAGCCAGCCAAACTATTAATATCGAAGGGCACTTCGGCAGGCGCGACGGCCTCCTGTGTCATCGGCTCGACCAGCGCACGCTGGGGCGCATCCATGATTGGTTCCGCGCCATACTCAGGTATGGACGCTTCCAAATAGTTGGTGAAGCCGGGGATATACATCAGTTTTGTTCCTCAAGCATTGGATAAACCCGCATAGCCCACTCGCGCCAGTCCGTAAATTGAAAGGGGTCAGGCAGGGCGCGCTGCGTAAAGGGAGACGCGCGTACAAACCCTGTGGCCCATCGTTGCCAATCAGCTTCGTCGTCCAGTTTCCCAAACGCCCAAGCATCATTCGTGGTCAATATAACAGCATCTGCCCATTCGAGCAATGACATACCGATGGGATTGATAGCCATCAGCCGATGACCGTGCCGTCGCCGGGCTGGACGTGCCCAAGAATAAGGCCCATCTCGTAGTTTCCGCCGATGGCATTACTCGTAAAACGGAAGCGCATCTCGCGCCGCTGGTCCTTAAAATAGATGACCTGCTCTTGCGGCGTTTGCGGGTTTTCGTAGATCGTCTTGAGCTCGCCGTTCACTTCCGGCGCGCGAGCGTTGGCGCGGCCCATGACCTGCACGGTCATGTCGCCAGACTGCACGAAGTCAGGTTCCAGCATAAGGACTTGAAGGGCCTTGTTGGTCTGCGACTGGACTGGAAGCGACATGTCGCCCGTCTCGAAGTAGGAGAGGATTGGGTTAACCACTGTGCCGTCAATCTCGTCCGTCCCGACCTCATGCACCCAGAACTTGTAGGGCTGGACAAAGGTCAAAGTGAACGTGGCCGAAGAGCCTGCGCCGCCTGTGACCGACACAGGGTTGGTTGGCGGCGTTGTGTAGCTGCCCGCGTTGGTGATGGTTATGCCGGTAATACCTCCGCTGCCGTTGACCGTCGTCACAGTCAGCTCAGTCGGAAAGACATCGATCCCGCCGCTGACGAGTAGGGTGTTGCCCACGGCGTATCCGGTGCCTGCCGCCGTGATTGTGACCGCAGTGGCCTCGTAATTCTGCTGCTCGACGCCCGACATGAGCGGCTTGCGGAACACGGCAGGGAACAAGCCCGCGCCGCGACCACCGTTGGGCAGCGGCGTGTCGTACCAGATGTTTTCGCGCACGTTGTAGACAACGGCGTGGTTCGGCTCGAGGCTGTCGCCGAACGGGAAGCACCACCAGATCTCGCCAAAGCGTGGCACCTTTACCGCGAACACTTTCTGCCGCTGGGCATAGTTCAGGTTGTCGAAAAAGAAGTTGATGTTCAGATTGTTCTGGACCTCGCGCACGACGCCGTTGAACATCAGGAAGCGGTCGGTCCCAATCCAATAGAAGACGCCGTCATACTCGATGACCGACTGCGCCGACAGGATTGAGCTCTCGGTGCTGATTGTGTCAAATTGGAAGACTGGCGTTCCGCCTATGTATGTCATACGCACAATGCTGTCTGCGGACCACAAGAGGCCCGAGGGGCTGTTACCGGGGCCGCCGCGCAACGGCATGCCGCGCACAATCTTTTGGCCGGTCACATAGGCATTCCCCGCACCGGAGCTGGTGAAGTCGTCAGGTCCGTTCGGAACCGACCACGCAACGTAGCCGTCATTGCCAAAAACAACAGTGTAGGGAGGCAGCGATACGACGCCGCCAGTGGCGCTGAAATTTGCGGGAACAGCCGTAACTCGCGTCAAGGCGGTCGTGGCGAGAAGGTCGCCGACGAAGAGCTCGCCGCCGTCGCTGTTGCAGATGCAGTTCAAGTTCGGCGCGACCTGCGCGACAAGCTGGTTGCCGTTCGTCAGATCATAGCCGAGGGCAAACTGCCAGAGATTTCCGTCGTTGGCCGTGAAGCTCGATGTCGGCGTGCGGTTGCTGATGACGCTCGTGTTGTACGTGCCGTCAATGTAGAACCGTTCGACGAGGTTAGCCGATCCGGCGTGGACATAGGTCAGCAGATCCTGCGTGTACTCCGTGAGCGTGCGGGGCAAGCCGCGCAGGAACTTGTTGACCGAGCGATAGCCGCCCATCTTACGAGGCAAGCCACGTTGAAAGCGGACCCACTGCCCGTCAACGTACTGGTCACCCTCGAACTTGGTGCCGTCCCGCTTGATGCCGGGGAGAGAGCGGATCTGGACGACGTTGTCTGCCATTACAGAGCTTCCGCGTTGAGGTCTACGGTCCACGTATCAAGCACCGTGGCAGTGCCAGTGCGGCGAACTTGGAAGGCTAGTTGGGCATACGCAGAGTTTCCTGACCCAGAAATATCTACGAGCCAAGCGGGGTTGGCAGTCGTCGCTACCCAAGAGTTAACCGTGCCAGTAACCGAACCGGCTGTCACACTAGCGTAAACTTCGTAGTTTCCACCTTGGCTGGTTGGTGTGCACCACTGTTCTACATACATATAAGAGCCACCGTTAAGCGCCTCATATACTTGGCCGATGGCGGCACCAGCACCGAAAATTGCGTACGCTGCTTCGGAATACCCAAAACCCGCAGCGAAAACGCCGTAATCGCTGAAAGTAATAAGGACATTGCTCTTGCCGTAGAAGTTGGTCGGCATGACAATAGCGCCAGACGCAACGCCCGCCAGCGTGCGGACGTCGGTGTCGTTCAGCGAGACCGTGGCGGTAGCGGATTTACCCAGTTCGAGGTTGATGGACTGCCCCGCCGTGCTGCCACCCAGACTGATTGGGCCTGAAGAGTTGAGCGTCATTATTTAGCTCCTCGTAGCTCGTCCAGTTCCGCCTTTAGCTCTTTGATGGCAGCAAATGCCACGGCGACCAGCCTCTCGTAGTCAACGGCCAGCGTGCCGTCTGGGCGCTTGCGGACAGCAAGCGGGAACACAGCCTCCACGTCCTGCGCGATGACACCGAAGTCGGACTTCTTGACGAAGTATTCGTCTTCGCCGCCATGCTCTGCGATGTATGCGTCGGTCCAGTCGAACGTCTTGCCGCCGACTGTCGTTACGATGTCGAGGGCGTTTTCAATCGGCTGCACGTTCTCCTTGAGACGCGCGTCCGACGAATAGTAGGCCGTGACGTTATTGGTCGCGCGGATTTCACCGGCAGTGCCGGAGCCAGCAGTGCCAACGCCAAGGCTGTTGACCTGATAGTTGTTGCTGGTGTTGAGCGCGTTTGCCGTGGTCGCCGTCGTTGCGTTCGTCGCATTCGTCGCATTCGTCGCGTTTGTTGCATTGGTGGCTGTTGTAGCGGTTGTAGCGGAGGTAGCTGTTGTAGCCGACGTTGCCGTCGCCGCGTTGCCGCTGATGTTAATACCCCAAGTGCCGGATGCGCCTGTGCCGTCTGCTTTAGGAGCACCAACGGTGCTGTAGTCAATCGTGCGTGCTGCCGACCCGTTGAACGTCGTGCCCGCCGCTGCCCCGCCGGTATTGTTAAAGGTTACCGCATTGGTGACCGAGCCAGCCGTAGTTGCCGAGGTGGCGGACCCAGCAGTCGTAGCCGAGGTGGCGGTCGCCGCGTTGCCGTTGATGCTTATGCTCCAAGTGCCCGACGCGCCGGAACCAGTAGCCGAGGGGACGCTAAGGTTAGACCGAGCAGTTGCCGCGTCGGTTGCGCCTGTACCGCCGTTGGCGACAGGCAGAGTGCCTGAGACCTGTGTGGTCAGGCTGACGCCAGACAGTGTGCCGCCGAGCGTCAGGTTACCCGAGGAGGTGACGGTGCCCGTGAGCGTGATGCCGTTGACCGATCCAGTACCGCCAACTGAGGTGACGGTGCCGGTGGTGGAGCTGGTGCCCGCGCCGATGGCCGAGCGGAACGACGCCGCGTCGAGAGCCGAGACCGTGTTGTCTGCGTTGAAGCGGGGGAACGTAACGGCACTCGGGTTGGCGAGCGTGAACATGCTGCTGCCGATGGCCGTCGCGCCAAGGTTGGTACGCGCGCCTCCAGCCGTCGTCGATGCCGTGCCGCCCTGTCCTATGCTCAATGCGGTCGTCAGGCCCGATAGAGCCGTGATGTCGCTGTTTGCACCCGAGGCAGCCGCGCCAAGGCTGCTGCGTGCGCCCGCAGCCGTCGAGGAGGCTGTGCCGCCCTGCGCGATGCTCAGAGGCGTGCTGAGGCCCGATAGAGACGTGATGTCGCTGTTAGCGCCAGAGGCAGCCGCGCCGAGGTTCAGACGCGCACCAGAGGCCGTAGCGCCACCTGTGCCGCCATTCGTGACGGCCAGAGTGCCGCCAAGCGTCAGCGTGCCGCTTCCAGTGACAGGGCCACCGGAGAAGGAGAGACCCGTCGTGCCGCCCGAGGCGTCGACTGA